AAGCAGCTTCAGCCTTTTTCTTGAGATTGAAAGACCTCAGTGCTTGCGAAGAAATCCGCTCAACCTCGCGGGCCCTAGTCGGGGAGAGTTGGCGGGATGAGCCATTCGCGTAAGTGCTGATAGACATCCCGCGCGTAGCAACTTTGATCCGCTCGTCCAGGGACAAAGACTCGAAGCTTCCACGTTGTGCAGTTGCCATGCTGTCCTCCTTGGTTGATTGTGATCGACTTCTGCTGAACTGATGTCACGTGTAGCGAGTGACATCAGATGCGCTGATCGTACCCTAGGTTGATCTTTTTTGATCAAGTTAGCCCTGCCGGTTTTTCAACTATCGTTGTGGGCACATCTCGTACAACGCGATGACCGCAGCAACTTTGCGGCCTCGCCAACCTTTGTTTTCGGCCCCTTCAAACGGTCGAACATTTCTGCGCCGCCAACTTTCGCAAGCATCTTCGGTGCCATTTTTCGTCATCTACTTCGGTGACCAACACAAGCCCACTTTTTGACACCCTCGACAAGCCCCCTCATCAAAGAGGCTTGCCGCCGTTGTCGGCCCATACCTTGCCATGGCTGACCTCGCCGTGACGTACCTTGCCCCGGCTCAACACGCCAAAGCCCAGTGGTGATGCTGATCGCATCAGGATGCGCTCTCTCGCGAAAACGCAACCTGCTGTTGACAGCCCATGCCCGACCTAACCCGGTCATACCAGACCTTGCCGCGGCGCAGCCTGCCACGCCTTGGCACGCGATGCTCTCGCATCCACAAGCCCTCATCGAGGGCTTGCAGCTACGTCATCGCAGCTGTTTTCGTACTGCCCCGCGAAGGTGCGAGAGCTTGGCCAGGGCGTCGATGTTTTCGCGCCGTTGCTCGTCGCTCAACTCGCCAAGTCGCACTTGCTTCAAGCGCGTTGCGGCCGAGCGGAAGGCCTTCGAGGCCTCGCGCTCGAACTCACGCGTTGCGGCCTGCGTCTGGTCTGTAGGCGGCACCCACCTATAACCTTCGCCGCGGACCGACTGCAGCAACACCTGATGGTCATTGAGCAGCGTGGCCTTGAAGCCTTCGATGCTCGACAGCCATTCGAACTGCCTGGCCTGGAAGGCGGCGACGGTCATCTGGTCATCAGGCAGAGGAAGTCCGAACCTGGCCACCAGCCAGTCGTGCGGCACGATGTCGCCATACTTGAACTCGGCAAGGAAGTCCTGCACGGCCTGCTTCCAAGCCGGGTACAGCTTGACCTCAGACATAGGCCACCTCGAAACGGCCGAAGCGGGGGCGGTATTCGCAGACGCCGATCAGGGCGCCGGAATCCTCGATGGCCTTGCGCGCCTCGGCTGCGTTGAGCACATCGGTGTTCACGGCGATGGTCAGTTCAGCAGCCCAGTCCAAGAAGATTGGGCGGTAGCGCATGACCTTGGACTGGGCGATCTTCACGCCCCGGCAGTCCACGAACGCAGGCATCTCCCAAAGCTTTTCCGGCGTGTCGGCGCCAGAGTGCTGCAGCTTCACCCGGTTCTCCAGCACAAGGGCGCCGCGCTTCCAATGGGTGCCCAGCTTCTGGAGCTTGGCGCCAGCCAGGAAGGTCGCATCGAAATTCTGCCCGGGCACGAAGAAGCCATCCTCCTTGCTCCAGTAGGCGCCGCCGATGAATTCGCTGCGTGCGATGGCCAGATGGTCCTCGTCGGTTTTTTTCCGCTTGCTGGTCAACTCCTTGTGCGCCTGCGTGGCCGGGTGGAGCGGGTTGGCAAAGGTGTCGGCGTGCATCATCAACGGAGAGGTGCCCGTGATGCGGATCTTGATCTGCTCCATGGTCATGCCTCCTTTGCTTCCCGCCTTGCGGCGTAATCGACGGCAACAGCGGCGTGTGTAAAAAGCTCATCGATGCCCTTCAGACGGCGCCAGTAATAGGAGTCGGGGCGACTGAAGCACTTTGCGCTCATGCTGATAGCTGCTTTCACGCGGAACCACTCCAGATCAAAGCTGCCCGCATCGAGATCGATGTCCTTCAACTGCCGAGCACGAATCAGGGCGAGGTCCATCGCTTGATCGACATCCACATCCGCATCAACCCAGTCGAAGTCGTTGCAGCGGATCGTCAGTAGGTCCTCGAGTCCATCCACAGCTTGGTCGATGTACATCGAGATCAGTTGCCGAACTGTCGGCATGCTCTTGGCTTTAGTCATGCTGCCTCCCCCGCCACGAAGTCCATGATGTCCGCGTACGGGATGAAGCTCGCCTCCAGCGCAGCCAGCGTAGTCCCATAAAAGGAATTCGGCCTGCTGAATACCTTGCAGGCCAAGGTCAGCGGGGCCAACACCAAGAACCACTGGTTACTGAATTCGGCGCTCTCAGAAAAGGCCTTTACGGCCATGCGCTCCACGGTAGCCAACGCGAGTCGGACAGTCCGACCTACATCGTCATCAGCGTGGTTCCAGTCCTTATCCCCCTGTTGTATGAATGCGAGGTGCGCAAGATCGGCCTTCACTATCCGCAGCATGGTGGAAGTGATTTGCTGGACGCTGATCGCGTTGCCGGCATGCGTGTTGTTGCTGGATTTCGCATTCATGCTGCCGCCTCCACGCCAGTAGCCAACACGTTCTTGGCGCGCTGCAGCAGCTCCATAGCCTTGGCCGGCGCCGACAAGTTTTCGATGGCCTCTTGGATCAGCGCTGATGCCGCATCGCGGTGTGAATTGCGGAACCAGCCAGCGATCGTCTTGCTACGAGGGAGTACCCCCTCCGCCGCGAAGAGCTCAACGCGTCGCACCTGCTTTTGCTCCTCATCCAGAGGGCGCGTCCAGGTGTAGTTTCCCCCGAACTTGTCGAAGGTGATTCGGTCCTTGCGAGGCGTTCCGGGGAAACACGCTGCCGATACCTTGTGCTCGGTTGGCCACACGCCGCTGTACCCTTCCGCAGCAAGCTCCACGGCCGTGCCAAGAAACTCGTCCGCATCAGGCAGCCGCGTGTGCAGCGCGCGGCCGGCTTCCATGCTGTTTACTTTTGGGATAGCATTCATGCTGAATCCTTTGATCGCTCGATTGATTCGCCTTGAAAGCCTCAGTGATTGGACCCACTGGGGCTTTCTCCTTTTTGGAGCTCATGCTCCAGCCGCCTTTCGCTTCGTCGGCAGCACCAAGTCCAGCAGCTCCGCGAACTTGCTCACGTACCAGTGCGGCTGTGTCTCGCGCGGGTTGCTCGGGCTGGTCAGGTTCTTGCCGAAGTCCAGCGCCGTGCAGACCTTGAACTTCTTCACGCCAGCACCCCTGGAAGACTGGCGCTCTTGCTCCTTCAGCATGCCGCGTTGCATCAGCAGCTTGTTGAAGGCCTGGGCGCTGATGCCGACCCCGAAATCCTTGAGTAACTCCGCCAGCGACTTGGTGGGCTCGCTGGTGTTAGCAGCGGCAGAGGCCGGTGCGTCAACCGCATACGCAGGCAGCAGACCGGCCACGCCGACGTGGTTCTCCAGCTTCTGGTAGCCACCGAGCAAGGCAGACGGCGCGAACTTCAGGTCTTCGGCAGCGGCACGCAGCAGGGCGATGCCGGCATCCACCTGATCGCGCAAGTCAGCCGGGCGCTGGCGATCGTTTTGTACCGCGCGTAGATCGCGAACGAAGTAGGCATCCTCCATTTCCTCGAAAACATCCCAGGCCTTTTCCGTGGTCAGCATCTTGGCGTGACGGCCGGCGCCCAGCTCCGTCCACACGATCAAGGCGCGCGTCATGGGGGAGATTTGCGACCCGATTTCGTCGGGTTGCAAATCCGCCAGCATCCGCAGCTCAGCGCCCGTCAACTTGAAGAAGTGCTTGCCCTCCTCGAAACGGTCCCGGTTGTTGGCATGGTTGTCGCCGATGTTCTTCTCGGCGCAGCCATAGAACTGGGCGAGTTGCTGCGTGGTACAGACCGGACGGCCCTTGTACGTGATGCGGGCTGACCGCACGCCGGCGATGGTGACAATGTTGCTCATGCTGCTGCCCTCCCAGCTTCCGCGCTTACAGACTCCTGGCCGCGCCTGATGAGGTACAGGATCTCATCGTTCATGCTCCGGCCGTTGAGTGCGGCGCTTGCCTTCAGTGCCTGCTTGACCAACTTGTCACGGAACTTCAAGACGTACTGGGGCTGAGGCTGCACCGCCTTCCCTGCATGACTGCTCATACAATCTCCTTGTTTCGGTTGATACTGAAGTGTCGTGAAGTGTATTTTCCATACACATCAAGACATGTCAAGACACTTCAATACTTTTTTTCGAGAGATCAGTATGGATACTGCCTTGGCGCAACGCATCATCAAAGCTAGGTCCGCCCGCGGGTGGAGCCAAGCGGACTTGGCAGAAATCAGCGGTATCGCCCCAGCGCAAATCTCGCGGTATGAGCAAGGCCGTAACGCCCCACGGCCGCCTGTTTTGGCAAAGCTCGCAAAGGCGCTTGAAGTCGATTTCGACTGGCTAGCTACGGGTGACAGCCCCCCAAGCGACCCTGCTCAAGACGAGCCTCAAAAAAGGGACAAGATCACCCTGAAGCTCTCAAGCAGCGAGCACAAGATATTTGCCGACCTTGCGGCAGAGAGGGGCGTTTCCGTTCAGGCCTTGGTGAACTCATTGTTTCAAGAACTCCTCCAAAATCTTGAACTTGAGCCGGAAGAAGCGGGACCTCCCTCTCTCGAAGAGCGCATCACTCGCCTCGAAGCCCTGATTGAGGAACGCCCTACCCACGAGCGAGCGGAGCAACCGGGAGCGGGCCAACCTGACCTCGATGAGCGCAAACCAAAACACGCCGTCCGTCGGATAAAGCGCACGCCCAGGCCCGCCACACCTAAGTCAGAACTGACACCTGCGAAGCCCCCAAAGAAGAGCTGACGCGAGGCTGATGTCGCATCGGGAAGGCCAAGCTGAGGCGATGGCAGAGCACTGAGCAATAATGCCCTGCCACGCGAAGTGGCATTCCAACACCTCTCTGAGCACCCAATGTCCCTTGTCACCGCCGCCCTAAACGACCGCTGGAATTTAATCACTGCGGGAGACTCTCTCACGACTCCCAGTGGTGAAAGCACCTTCACAGTCACTGAGGTTAGCTCAGACGAAATCAGCATCAATGCTGGCCAAGGTTCACCAATAAAGCTCCGCCGAGCCGTGTTCGTGGCAGGCCTGCAATATTTGGTTAGTAACGCTCACGTTGGAGCGCACGCCTGCGAGATCCGCTCGAACAAAAACTACGCTGATGCCGGCCCCCTGTGTCAAACAGTGCGCGAGGCGCACTCTGCCAGCGGGGGCACCATGGTCATCACCTATGTGCTCCCACTCCTGCAGCGGATGCGCTTGGTAGACATCAACAGCAAAAAACCAAACACTGTTTGGCTGACTTGAGATCCTGACGAGGCCACCTCGGCGGCCCCTCGGACTATCGAGCGCAATCGCCTCCAGCCTAAACGGTACGGCTCACCATGACCAAGCCCCAGCTCACCATCTTCGAACCTAGTGCTGGCCTCACTGCCGAGGCTCTTGCAGACCAGGTGCGACTGCACGGCTATGTGCTCTTCGACACGACGCGGCCACATGCTCGGGCATTGAGCGAGGCTGCAGCGGACCTGTTGAGCAAGGATGGCATCGAGATCGTCCACGGCGCGGGAGGCCTGCCCAACTTCACTTCGTTCCTTCTGGTCTTGGACAGCGACTATTCCTTCACGGACTTCGCCGCCTGGGTCACGGATTGCGATCAACAGCGTTCAGCAGACCTATTTGACTAAATTGCACGCCAACGCACTGCCAACACCAACCGTCCAATGAAACAAGCAGAAGCCAAATCGCAAATCGTGTCCCTGTGGAAAGACTGGTTGCGCGCTAACGCATCAGGCAGCACCGGGCAAGACATGCAGCTGTTCTACAAATTCCTTCGAGAGCAGGCGCCCGATCTCCTGACATTCAAAGCTGCGGGAGACAAGTGGCAGGTAGTCAAGGGATGGATTCAAGACTAGATCTAGACCTAATACTCTCGCGCACGCCCGGTCGGCTGCCGTTCATTCCCCCCACCGTCGCCGGCCGGTCAGCCGCCCCTCCGACTTGGTCATCCAGCAAGGCCCCCAAGGCGCGAAATCCATAGTTTTTGCCTCAATACGGGCAGTTGTACTCAGGGCCTAAGACTTCCCGACGTCGGCTATGAGTACATCAGAACTGCACTACGCAAGGCTCATGCGGCTCGACTCCTAATAGGAGTTGCCGGTGCTTGGACTTCAGAACCCAGCGCCTGATTGCTCCAGGCTATTTACTTCTTGATCGCGGTATTGCTATTGGCCGCCTTTGGCGAAGCCATTACTAACTATCGACCCGCACGGTTTGCGTTATCCAGCACCTCAACAACCTCTTTCAATGTTGAAAAAATCAGCTTCATGCTAGCTGAGAGCTTCTCGGAAAGGAATTCCTTCAAGCTTTCTATAATTGTCTTGGCAGTAGAGATAAGAAAGTCGAGAACCAATCGCCAGTTATTCGGTTTCACCTCACCACTATCTAGCATGGCAACATCGTCATTGAAGGCAATGATTTCTTGGGTCAACAGTCTGTAAGCTCTAGTCGAAACCCGTCTTGTTCCCCATGCCTTAACTATCTCCTCGAATGACGAAGAATGAGATATCTCCTCAAAATTAGTACGGCACCATGCTTTGAAGCGAGTAGGTTCAGGGTAGGCCACCCATATCTTCTCGGATATATTATCAAGAGATTTAACAAAATGATGCCAGATGCTAGGAAAGTTATCCATCATTTATCCTTTAATTCACGCGCCTCAAACGATATCCCTCGCCTTCCATGCATAACTTGCGAAGGCTGTTTCGATCTTCAGCAGCTATTTTTTGTAATTTTATTTGGTAATCACATTTTGACAATGCTGTCTCGGTCGTATGCCGCGACGCCCCCTCTTTAACATAGGCGTACTTTGGCGGCGATGAGCAAGCAGAAAGCACGCAAACGACCAACATTGCTAGATACGACCTCACACTACATCCTTTTTATGCTGGAGATGCAATGGTAACAAGTTCTAACACCAACATCTACTCGTTCAATCCCATCCACCCACAACTGCCACCTGGCGGGTTCGAGAGCTGCAACTTTTGCTCCTGGCCTACGATGGGAGCTTCCACACAACCCATCGCCAGGAGGGCGCAATGAAACTCGACCGTGATCTTCAGAACAAACTTCTTACCGCCATGGCTGCGAAGTACCCAGAGCATTCTGGTCTCGACTGGACCAGCTTTGGTGTATCAAAGCCTGTCAGAGACGCAAACCTCTCATACCTCATAGAGCATGGCCTCGCAAAAAAAGTGCGCGATGAAGAAAATATATCCATAAATGGCACGCTCTACATCTATTCAGCCACAGCAAAAGGCATGGACTTCCTGGCCGACGATGGCGGGCTTTCGGCAATCCTCGGCGTTGTGACGATCAAGCTCCACGACGAGACCATCAAGGACTTGATCGAAAGCAAGATCCTCCAGTCGGACCTTCCTGAGCCCGATAAGAAGCGATTCCTTGATCGGCTTCGAGAGCTGCCAGCCGAGACCACAAAACACCTCGTACTGAAGCTTGTGGACCTCGGGCTTGACAAGACTCCGTCAGCCATCGAGACGATTGGAAAGTTCCTGATGGGCCCGTGACGCGCTCGAACTCCAGATAGCCGGCAAGCATCCAGAGCCAGGCAGAGCGCATCCACCGCCAGTGGCTCAGAAAACTCCAGCACCAAGCCATTCCGCGCGTGGCACACCAGCGCATTCGGGCGCAGTTCAAGCAGTCCGTTTGACATGTCGTTCTCCATTGCGCGCGGTTTCAGCGACTGCGCACAGTGGGCAGGCCTTCGCTACGCCAGCGGTCAAGCCAGCGGGCCATCTGGCTATTCAGTCGCACGATCTCGCGGCCCAGGGCCAAATTGGGGATGCCTTCCGCGCCGGCTGCGGCGAGCCAGTCTGCCAGCGTAATCCCGGCCTCACCAACCTCGCGCAGGAAGCCTGCCAAGTCACCACGTCGGGCGTGCTTGGCGTCTATTTGAGCCAGGCGCGCGGAGGTGGCGGGCTGCTTGGCGGAAGCTGCTGCCGCGTGTGCATTGGCGGCTGCGGCGGTTCGGTTGTGTTTCATGCTGACTCCAGAAAAGGACGGACCGCACGTGACGTGCCTACTGTTTGTCCTTGGGCGCGAACTCATGCATCGTCGCAATGGCTTCGCATTCCATCACCATGAGGCAGTCGTGCAGGTCGTTCCAGTCGTCTGCGTCCAGGCCCATGCGGTCCATCAGCGGATACATGGCCTCCCAGCGCAGGCCAATCGGCACGCCGCCCATGGGGGGAATCGCCCAGCGCGTGCCCACGCGCCGGAACAGCTCATGCGCCTGCTCGTTGTCCGGCCACACCTCTACGATGCTGGTCTCGTAGTCCTCCAGCTCGAAGCCTTCAGCCCTGGCTTCTTGCTCGGTAATGGGTGGCTCAAACAGCGCGCGGGCGATGGCCTTCAGTTTCCCAGGCGGCCGTGGAACAGAGCCGAGTCCAGGGCGACCAGCATCGCTTGCACGGAGCCGGGGATCACGTCCTCCAGCTCGGCCAGGTTTTCGGTGGTGAAGTCGTCATCCAGGTCCCAACCGGCCGCGCCCTTGAGCACCACGGAAAGGGCTTCCTTGGCGCGCTCGCCCACCAGGGCAGCAAAGGAAAAATCGCCCTCCATGGGCTTGTCCGTCTCGCGCAGCACCTTGAGGTGCTCGTCACGCAGCGCGGCCCACTCGGACTTGCGCATGCCCTTGGCTTGCAGCGTGATCACGGCATTGGTGCCGTCACGGCGGGCGATGGTCACGGGCAGTTCGAAGGTCGGAGCGGCGCCGCCCAGGCTCTTGATGCTGGATGCGGCGATGGACTTGGTTGCAGGCTTGGCCATGATTGAGTTCTTTCAGCGGAGGAAGATGAATGCCCGTGCGCAACCGCCCGCCCCGCTGAAGGAGCGAAGCGGCTGCGTCGGTGCAAGGGGATGCCCGGATAGGCGAAGAGAAACCCGCCAAACGGCGGGCTGGGGATCAGGCGGCGTAGCGCGTGCTGATGTTCTGGGCGTTGAACGTGCCCTTGACGGTCACGGCCTGGCCTTCGGTCAGGGTTTCTTCCTCGTTGAAGGAGACCTTGGCCGGGATCAGCGACACGGCGCCGGTTTTGGCGCGACGGCGCACCACGGTGTCGGCGTTGGTGTCCGACAGCATCTTCAGCGCGGTGTATGCCGGCGTGCCGATCATGTCGGCGTCCATGTCGAACGTGCGCTGCACGGCGTTGAAGCCGTCGTTCAGCACGATTTCCACGTCCGACTCGATGAACTTCACGTTCACCGTCTTGGCGTCGCCGCCGGAGCTGGAGTGGTTCATGGTGCGGTCCAGGTCAACCATGGTGGTGACCTTGCGCGCGGAGCCGGCGCCGCTGCCAGGCGTGAACAGCTCCGTGTTGCTGGTGTCGATGCCTTCCAGCGTGAAGGAGTCCGTGGTCACGGTCTTGACGCGCGCAGCACGGAAGTTCAGGCGGCCCCAGCCGCTGTAGATCAGCAGCACATCGCCGACGCTGTAGCCGTGGGCTGTGCTGGAGCAAACAGCCTCAGCAGCGTTGGTGATGGCGGAGATGTTTTTTGCCGCCGCAAGGACGGTTGCAACGGACGTGATAGTGCCGTTCGGAGTGCGTGCCATGGTGGGCCTTTCAATGAAAAAGCCCGCGAGATGCGGGCATGTGTACGCCCTCGCGGGCACAAAAAAAGCCACCCGGAGGTGGCTCAACTTGTTGGTTTTGGATGGTCAGGCCGGCATGGCCCGCCAGTTGATGGAGATTGGCACCGTGTACCAGCCCTCGTCTGGCATGCCGCCTGCGATGGCCGGCGTCTGCGCCAGTTCAATGCGGTGGTTTCCGGCATCCAGGCTCTGGACCGGGGCGAACAGCGCAGCCACTTGCTCGGCCACCTGCTTCGCCTCGACCTTGCCCAGGCCTGCGGGCCACACCACATCCACTTGGAAGATTCCCGGCAGCTCAGCCGGCCCACCCTCTATGAAAAGATCGCGCGGGTGGTTGTGCAGGTGGTGCACGCGCAGATAGCCCTGGCCGGTCGTTGGCTCGAAGGCCACGTCCTCCCAGGCGATGGGGGGCGGCGTGGCCAGGGTCTGCAGGCGTTCTTCGAGTGCAGTCTCGATTGCAACGATGCTCATGTGCGCCTCACTTCGTCTGCGGCCTTTTTCACGGCCTGTCCAGTGTTCTGCAATGACAGCCTGACCATCCCGTTTGGAGCTTGCTGGGACCAGCCAAGGAACTCCAAGCGCTTCGCATACGGGAGGTTGTTTGAGACGTAGATCACCGTCCCCAGCTTGATGCTGCCAAGCGCCGCTTCTGCGCGGTTCAGCGATCCGGAGCCACTGGCATCAGCCGACTCTTCAACGGTTGTGTTGATGGACCCTATACCCACCTGCCAGTTATTCTTGAACCGCCCGCCCGAGTACCCCTTGCCGGCTGACAGCGGGAACTTCTTGTTCACCACTTGCCTGCTCGTGCCTTTGCGCCGCTTGCCTGGGTTCGCAGCGTTGTACGTGAAGGCCTCCTCGCGGTACGCGTCGCGGGCTGCGACGGCGCCTTGATTCGCCTTCCACAGGTCTGGATTGCCAACCGGCGAGCGCTCCACGCATTGACTTAGCACCTCCAGCATCGTGCGCTTCACAATCTCGCGGGAGCGTTCGATCTGCACCATGCAGACGCGGTTGAGGTCTTCGGCGAATCCCATCACACACCTCGCAGCTGGAGCTTGTAGAGCACCACCACGCCGGCCGGCGCGACGATCCCGACATCGACCACGTTGTAGGCCTTGGCGCCCACGGTCACGGTGTCACCCGTTTTTGGCACGACCTCGATCTGCGGAGCCAGGATCAGGCGTTGATCGCCGTGCTTGATGAGCGTGCCGTCGATGTCGCGCTGCTTGTAGCCGAACAGAGCGCCGGTGCCGGCGTAGTCGAGCACGGAGGGCGTGACCGGCTGGCCAGGCACGAATGGACCGGGCGGGCCCTTGCGGTGGAGCGTGATGGGCTGGCCCGCCTCGGCGATGGACTCCAGCGCGCCCGCGGCGATCTCGGCGTAGTCGATAGCCATGGATCAATCCTCGCGCCGGCACGGGTCCGGCTTCCAGGTCATGCGCCTGGCCTTGATAGTCCGCTTGCCCTGGGCGATGGCCTTGAGCACGCGGTGCCGGCCGTCGGCGATGGAGCCGTGCCAGTCCAGCAAGATGGGGCAGTCCAGGTCGGCGTCCATGCACTGCTTCACGTGCCGGGCCAGGCCCAGCATGTCGCAATCCCGCCAAATCACATGGTCCAGATCGATCCCAGCCAGCGGCATATCGAACACGGGCAGATCCTTCGTGTCGTCCAGCAGCCTGGCCACCGAATACCAGCAGCCTTTGCCGTCGTGGTAGTAGTCCTGGAGGGGCTCGTTCTCTTGGAACTTGACCTTGGGCGGCCGGTTGTCACGCTTCGCCATGCCCTACCCCCTCACCAGCTTGATGTTCAACGCGCCGCCCGTGGTGAGCCCGCGCAGCAATGCATCGATGACCGCGAACCGCATCTGTCCACCCTGCTGGCCCTCGGCCCACTTGGTGGTGATCACGTCCACGGTCTGCTCGGTCATGATCCGGCCGTCGTTGTCCTTGAACAGCTCGCCCTTGGCGGCACGCCAGGCGGCCTCGCAGCACGCGTCCTTGACCTTCTGGGCCACGGGGTCGAGGTACTGCGGATCGAGGGCGTAATTGCTCAGGATGTACTGCGTGGCACGCCGGAGCGCCACCTCCTGGGCCGGCTCGTCGGCTGGCCATGCATGGCCGTAGTTCGCCATGTACGTCGCCGCCTCGGCCAGGGTCACAAGGCTGTCATAGCCCTCAGCCGGGGCAACGATCAGCGTCATGGTCAGGGCGCCGCGTCCAGCAGGGCCTGCAGGTCGGCCTTCTTGGCGCCGTCGGGCACCTCGATGCCCTTGGCTTCCAGCGCGGCGCGCAGCTCGGCCACGGTGGCCTTCTTGGCGCCGTCGGGCTCGCCGTCCAGCAGTTCATGCACTTCGGGGTCGAAGTCTTCCTTGTTGATGACGACGAAATCGCCCTGATCCTTGCCCCAGGGCTTGACCTTGATGGTTTCCATGTTGGTTCCTCAGGTTATGCCAGGGGCCGAAGCCCCCAGCGGTTTCGATCAGCCCAGCAGCAGAGCAATGTGCTCGCGCTTGACGGCGGCCACGCCCCAGACGATGGCCACTTCGTACTGGATCTGGCGGTACTGGGCGTACACGCTGACCTCGAAGGACAGGCCGCTCACCGGATCGGTGATCACCATGCGGTCAACTGCGCTGTCGCCTTGCGCCGGCAGTGCCGGAGCGCGTGTGGCCAGGGCGATGGCCGAGCGAGCGAACAGCATGTTGCGGGTCGATGCCGCAGCCACGGTGACAGCTGTGGCAGCGGCCGGGATCGCCTTGCGCAGGCCGGGCGACATCAGGGTGACAGTGCCGCCGTTGGACACGTCGGTGTCACCCGTGAGCACCATGTACTTGTTCGGGTCGCCCGCGAACGAGATCACGTCGCCGGCCACGATGGTGCCGGTGCCAGCCGATGCCAGGGTGATCGTGGTAGCGCCCACCGCATAGCCGGCCGCGTTGGTCGTGGCAGCAGCGCCCGTGCCGGCCGTGGCCGTCTTGATCTGGGCAGACTCGCGGATGGCGAAGCCGTGCACGTCCAGCAACACGCCGCGGCGCAGCAGGCTGGTGTCGGCGGCCTCGTTGGCCTTGCTCAGCTGGGTCAGGGTTCGCATGGAGGCGCCGGCCGAAGTGTCGATCACAGCCTGCAGGTCACCCATGGGGGCGCCGTTGTCGGCCAGGATCTTGCGGCCCTGGGCGGTGTCGGCCAGGTTGGTGGCGAACGGAGTCGTGCCAGGCGTGCCGTAGGCGCGCGAGGCGTAGATGTGCAGGCCAGCCAGGTCGGACTCGATTTCGTTGACCAGCGTGCGCATGCCCTGGGCGAACTGGTCGCGCAGGATGATGTTGTAGCTGGCACCGTTGTTGTCCAGGCCGCGCTTCTCTTCGCCGTTCCAGCGAATGGGGACGCGGCGGGCCTTGGTGATGGTCATGTCGGTCGAGCCGATGGTCTGGTCACCGTCATTGGGAGGCGTCACGGCGGGCGTGATGTCGGTGGCGGCCGCAGCAGGCGCCACAGGCGACTTGACCGTCTGGCCAACAGCTGCACGCTCGTACGTCATGTCCGAGGACACTGCCGGGATCAGGCCGACCAGCTCACGGGACACCACATCCAGCGCGTTGTACAGCGTCGGAATCAGGCCCGTCAGCGTGTTGGCGCCGAGCACAGCACCGCCCTGCGGCACGGCCAGGCCGGCCATGAAGCCGTAGACCTTCGCTGCAGCAGCGGCGACGACGGCAGCGGGATAGGACACCACCGCCATGGCGATGGACACGAGTGCGGCGACGCGCAGCTTGGAGAGGAAGGACTTCATATGGGTCTTTCGGAAACGAAAAAGGCCGCACAAGGCGGCCCGGATGGGAGATTGACTTTGCTCAGTCGGTGACAGTCGTTCCCGCCTTAATGGCCTCTGCACGGCCTGCGGGGTCCAACTGCTCGAACTGGGCTCGGCCCATAGTTTTGGCACCGCCAGCATGCCCACCATTTCCCCCGGCGCCGCCGCCCGATGCGCCAGAGCCCTTGAGGATCATTTCCTTGTGGGGGTACTGGTTCACCATGACCTGCATGGCCTCCTCAAAGTCCGCATGTTCGCCATGACGGACTGCCGAGAAGATGGGGTTGCCGCCAGCATCCAGGGGAACGAGCTTGCCTGCTTCAACCTTGAAGCGGTCTCCGAAGAACTTCTGTGCGATGTCTGCCGGGATGGCAAGCTTTTCGCCGATGAACTTCGATCCCGCGAAAGCGCCACCGATGATGTGGCTGTTCAGGTCGCGCATGAGTGTCTCGTTCTGCGCCGAAAGCTCTCGCTCACGGGCCTCCGCAGCACGCGTGGCATCCGCCACTGCCTGCTTTGCTGATGCCGCAGCGGCATCTTTGATCTCCTGGACCTTGCCGGCCGTGATCAGCTCGCCGTCTTTGATGTTCTTGACGGTTTCGAGCGCCTTTCGAGCGGCCTCGCCATCGTCAATCCCATCAAAGGACTTGAGCTTCGCCTCGGCAGCCTCCTTCGCCTCGCGATGGGATTTCGCTTCCCCGTTCAGACGACCGATGGTCGCAACAGTGGCATCAGCGTCGAAGGGTGCCTCGCGACCATCAGGATGCACGAACACGGGCAGCTTCTTGTCGCCCTCACCTTGCGTGACGATGGAGCCGTTGGAGTCAAATTTGAATGGCATGTTGCTGTTTCCTTGGGCATCCGCCCCTTGGTACGGTTGCTGCATCCGCAGCGCATCGCCCTAACCCATCCGGGAAGCGGGCATGAAAAAGCCCGCCAGACTTGCGCCGGGCGGGCGGGGAAAAGAAAAGCCAGCGAGCTGTTGGCTTTGAAATTTGAGCAAATCCCTCTTATGGCATGGCTTCTATTCGAAACGTTCTACTGACAGCGATGTCAAAGGACTCTGCTGGGTGATCGCGGCAAGCCTGCATAACCGCAGATACAAGGACTTCATACTGGACAGGCCTCATGGATTGGCCGCCAGAAAGCTGAATATAGGTATTTGCAGCCTGCACATACCCTCTGAGCCAAGCATCCGCCACCTGAAAAGATTGTCCCGCATCGGGATTCTTCCCCTGCTTACCACTCAGCCACTCCGAGCATAGAAAATTGCGCCCCAAGATAGGCCCAGGGACGGTTAGCGAAGTTGCGTGAAGTGATCCACTAGCGATTGCAACTAGTAGCACAGCAACGGTCTTCTTCATAGCTTCACGTCCTTCAGTTTCGGCTTCGTGCGCTTGGGCTTCAGCTCTTTCACCGCTCGGAACACGGGAGGCATCATGTGCGACAGGATGCCCTTCTTGTCACAGAAGTAGCAGACCCTATCCGCATCCATCGTCCCTCGGCGATACCTGCCATTCTTGTCAATCCAAGAACCCGTGATCAGGGTCATGACAGTGCGCCCACCACATCGCGGGCATTGCAATGCACCAACCGGCTTAGGTGCATATTTTATCCGCTCTATCAATGCCGCATTAGGGGCTGGAACATCTGACCGAACAAGCTGGAGGGTCAATTCACTTGATCGTTCCATAATTGGATAGCGTCCGCAGCAATACTCCGCTTTGGCCCCTGGGCAGCACACGCACTCACGCTGCACTTAACAAAGTTTATTCTTTTCTCTTCAGATAAATCCTCATAACCGAGAGTTCCCGGCGCTCCACAAAAGGGGCATTTAGCATCAATTTTTTTTAATGATCGACTGTTCACGGCGGGCCTTCGTTACGAGAAGCCGACATCCTAGCTAAATATTGGCAAGTCGGAAAGCGTGAGAGTCGCGTTTACGCAAGTCTTCGAGCGTCATCGTCTTGCCGCTGGGTGTGTACATCTCGCCCATCGACATGCCGCCATCACGCAGCAACCTCGCTCGCGTCTCGCCCAGCACATCGACCTGACGTGAGAAGGACTGTTTCTTCAGCCACTCCCCATAGGTAGTCTCGGCCGGCACGGCTCCGTCCATGGATGCTCGCTCCCGTCCAACGACGATGATCTCAGGGGCGTCAATTCCAAGCTCCGCATGCGACTTCAAAATGAAGGTGCGGCCCGACCGGCAACGCCAGTGGTAGGCCCCAGGACCTGCACCCCAGGGCAATTTGTGCCCGACAGGCTTGTGCTCTCCTGGGGTGTACAGCTTGCCGTCGCGCAGCCTGCATGGCGCGCTGGTCCTGCTGTCCAACGTACTGCTCCAGCGCGCGTACTTGATCACGTCCTCGTTTGCCAGCTCAACCTGGTTCTGTGCGACTGCCGCTGTGTGCCCCAGGGCCGTTCTCACGACCGCTTCGACGTCGCGCCGGTCCTTCTGGATGAGGCCGTCTGCATAGCCCTTGGCGCGTGTACCGCGAAGCTCCCGCACGATTTGCGCCGTTGATTTGCCTTCCGTGAAGCCCTGAGCAATGGCACGGCGCACCGACCGCATTTTGTTCGCGTCCAAGTCCTTCCAGACGTCCCGCAACAGCACGCCCTGAAATGGCCTCGACAGAGCAGCTGCGTAGGCCTGCTCAGTTGACACCGCAGCGATGTGCACGCCAATCGGGACATGGCTCACCAGCATCTGCGCTTGGTAGCTCAGCTCATAGGCGACGAACTGCCTCAGCTCCTCGGACAGCTCCCGTCCAAGCTGCTCATAGGACACGATGCTCAACGTGCGAATGCTGGTCAGCATGGACTCCAGCCGCTCCATCGAGAATCCGGCCGGGTCCATGTCCTCAAGCAGGGCCAGCAGCTCAGCCAGCAGCCGCCTATCGGACCTGTTCAGCGTTGCGATGATCCGGGAGACGACGCTGTTTGAATAGCGCTGCAGAGCTTCCTGATGGCGAATGGCCTCGTCCTGCATCAGCGCGTTCACAGACTGCATCACTCACCTCCAATGCCTCCGAGAGCCGGCCCGTTTGCCTCCGCCGCGCTCAACTCCGTTGCGGCATCTATGTCCGGCGCCAGTACGGCGCGCCGCTGCATCTCCTTGATGCCGGTGGTCTTCGTGATCCAGTTGTCGCCGACCATCTGGAACACCAACTGCGCACTGGCGTCCGACAACGTCGCCGCCCCGAAGTCCTTGAACAAGACGATGGACCCGCCCTCGCCCGCCCCGAGCCAATCGGACGTGAACTGCATGCAGTAATCGACCGCATCCTCAAAGTCCTCTGCAAGGCTTTGCAGGCTGGCCCTGTTTGCCGCCGCATCGTTGCTCGCTTCCGTGGCCGTGCGCTGCCCAGGCTGGGCGACCAGCAGCTCGGCGCCGGTCTGGATCATCTGCTGCTCCAGGGCTTCCAACTCAGACCGGCCAACACCGATGGACTCCGCAGAGCCCTCCACGATCTTGGCGTCCGCATCCTTAGGCAGGCGCACCGCCATGTCAGAGGCCACGGTGATCTTGTCGTCGCTGGTCAAGCCAGTGAACACAAGCAGGCGCTTGCGGCAGAACCGGGCGGATTCGTCCTGGTCGCTCTGCTGCTGCCAGTGCTTGACGTTCAGGTAGGCCAGGTCCTTGAGCGGCGGCCGGCCTTCGGTAGGTCCGATCTGGTTGGCGACCAAAAACACGAAAGGGATGTATTGCAGTGTCGTCACGCCGGACTCATGAACTGCCCATCCGCTCTCACCCTTGCGATGCACCTCCCATGCGCCAGGACGCAGCACGCGAACCTGAGCCACGTCTTCAGAGCCGTACTCCCCGTCTTCCACCTGCACGGATTCGAGGAGGCGCACTTGCATGAGCACCAGCCCGCTCGGCCCTTGAGCGAATCTCGCCCCGAGGATCTGGCTGTGCTTGTAGTGCACCCAGTAAGGCCGCGCGCCCATCGCCTTTTCGGCCGCCTGGGTCTTGGCTTCACCATTGGTCTTCGTGTAATCGACCAGGATGCCGGTGAAGCCATAGCCCACCATCTCGCGGAACGCACGCGAACAGAAAGCATGCAGGGATGCGCCTTTGCCGTCGATGTTGGGCAGCAGCTCGTTCACCGCATCAGGCACATCCTTGCTGACTGTCACCTCCTTGGAGAACGGCTTGCCAGCCATCACCGCCAGGGTGCGCTCGAAGGCCGGGAACAGTGTCGAGGTGCTCAGCCGGTACTCGTAGTCTTCATTCGACTCCCGGGGCTGCTGAGGTAGATACTCCTTGCCCGCCTTCCGCATTGCTGGCGTGCCACCGAGCAGCGCATCGATCACAGCCCAGTCGGCCTGCATGCGGGCAATCGGCGCGTCTACTTGGTTGACCTGAGTTGCCATAGAAAAACCCGCTCCAGTTACCCGGGCGGGTTCGGTTGTGTTGTTGCTTACCAGCGGAACGTCTGAACCGTGGCCACCTTCTTGACGATGGGCCACATGTACGCGATGGGATACCCCGCGGCATCGATCACGTGGTCCACGCCGCTGGACTTGTCCGGCAGCCCGTTTTTGTCGTAGGCCTGCTGCTCCAACGCCTCGGTCAGCTTCGGGCAG